GTATCATCTAAATAATTAACATACTTTGGTTGATAAGAGTAACCGCATATTTCTTGGTGATCTTGAAGTATGCTAACGATTTCTCCGATTACATGATCGATTAAATACTGTATTTGTTCTTGTTTTAGTGTCATTTGATTCTCCTTCAATTGTGTTAAATTTGATATAAGTATATCGTATTTAAGATTTATGTCAAGAAATAAGAATTTAATCAATTTGTATTATTATAAAAAAAATAGTATACTATATATATGAAAAAGATTTATATAAAACTTGATGGAATTCCTATTTCTCAAGGTAGACCAAGATTTGCAAGAGGAGTGGTTTATGATCCTTGTGCTAAACAAAAAAAAGATCTTCTTTCTCTTTTAAGAGATCAAGTAAAAGGCTTAAAACCTCTAGAATGTCCTCTTTATGTTGAAGTGATCTTTTACTTTCCTTTTGCTAAGAGTGCAACCAAAGCCTTTAGAAAGCAAAATTTCCATCAACCATATTGTAAACGACCGGATATTGATAATCTACTAAAATTTTATCTTGATCTATTGCTTGGGGTTGTGTATAAGGATGACTCCTTGATAGTGAAAGTAGTAGCTCAAAAAGTTTATGCAGCTGAAGGAGTTACAAAGATAATTTTAAGTAAAAAAGGAGAGAGTATGGTTACAGAGCATATACTATGTTATAAAAAAGAATTAAATATAGAAGATCTAGAGTACATTACTAGAAAAGCAAATCAATTGGGGTATGCAGGGCGAGATATCCATCGTACATACATAGTAGAAGAAGAGAATGGTGAAAAGCATTTATATTTTGAGTGTGATGAAATAAAGAAAAAGGCTTCTTTTCAAAAAATAGCATATTAATATACAATTCAACTTTAAACTTAAGAGGATAAAGTTGAGAGTAATAATTTCAAATTATAAAGTTATAAAAAAAGGTTTTCTAGAAGCTAGTTTAGATGTTACTGTTCCAGATTGGGGAATAGAAATTAGAGATATTAAATTATTTAATAAAGAAGGTAGTCAGTGGCTTAGTTATCCTTCTCGTGAGTATGAAAAAGATGGTAAGAAATCATATTTTTCATATGTAAAATTTTCTTCAATAGAAATTGAACAAGATTTTCAGCGATCAGTAATCGATTCTATCAGTCCTTCAATTTCACAACCATTAGAAAAACGTACTCAATACAATGAAGAAAGATATCGTACTTTTGTAAAAGATTTTAAAGAAGAGGAGACCCTCCCATTTTGAAAAGTAAAGAATTAGTTTGGACATCTTTTGCAAAAAAAAAACCTACACCTGAACAGTCAGTAGAGTATAAGCTAGAAATTATGTGCAAAGGCCACTATGTGCCATCTGACGAGCTATATACTTTTATTCCTGAACCTAAAGAATCTCAAATAGGAAGAATAGTTGCTTGGAGACCTTGGAAAGAAGGACCTAAATATAAAAAAGAGGATAAATGATGTATATTACAAAAATTACTTATAAAGATAATGTAACTTTAAATTTGACAGTTGATGAAGAAGATTGCAAATCTTTATTTCAAGCTTTATCTGCTCAAAAGATATTTTGGTCTAAAGAAGGTAAAAATGGATTTTGGACAAATCTTTCTGATATAAGATATATTCATATTTTAAAAGAGGAAGAAAAAATTGAAGAAAACTCAAGTTCTGAAGTACCTTCTTCGTCTTAGACTTCTAAGATGTCAACTTTTAAGAACTTTACATCACATTTCTTTTTTGATAGAACAAATTGAAAGTGCTATTAATGAAAATACACAAAAATTAAAAAAATGAGTAAAAAAAAAGAAAAAAAGCCCAGAGGATTTCGAGTTTTAGTTGACTGGAGTCAAATTGAAGAGCTTGCAATGGCTGGCTGCAACGGCACTGAAATAGCAGCACACTTTGGGATTACTCCCCACCAACTCTATGTCAGATGCGCTGACGATAGAAATCAAGCTTGGTCTTACTTTTCTAAAATTTACTATGAAAAAGGAAATTCCCTTTTAAAGGTTCAGCAGTTTAAGCAAGCTCTTGAAGGTGATAGGGTAATGTTACTCTGGCTTGGTAAGCAGCGTCTAGGTCAAAAAGAAACTCCAGAACAAAAAAAAGAAATACCGGATGAAATTAAAGAATTTGTTGATCTATTAAAAGCTAGTGGTCCTGGTCAAATTACTATTGATAGCAAGACCCATGAGCTAGTAATAGATGAAAATTATAAAAAAGAAGTAAAAAATGAAACAACTGAGTAAAACTCAATATAATGCGTTTATCAACTCCACAGCTAGGATCAATATCCTCCAAGGCGCGGTTAGATCTGGAAAGTCTTTCGCATGCCTACTTCGATGGATTGATTTTTGTATAAATGGACCTGATGGTCCGCTTGTTTTGTGTGGTAAAACTGATAAAACAATTAAAAGAAATATAATAATGCCTCTTCAAAATATTGTTGGTAATGCACTTGTTTATAAAGCAGGTAAAGGTGAAGTACAATTCTATAATCGGACTATGTATGTAATTAGTAGCCATGACGATAGAGCGGAAAACAAAATTCGAGGATCTCAGTTTGTAGGTGCTTTGATCGACGAAGCAACTCTTATGCCTGAGAATTTTTTTAAGATGCTATTGTCACGTCTATCAATACCAGGAGCTTGTCTTTTTGCATCTACAAACCCCGACTCACCATTTCATTGGCTTAAAAGAGATTTTATTGATAGAGACGATGAGCTTGATATAAAAACTTTTAAATTTAATATCCATGACAATCCATCACTAACAGAAAAGTATATAAAAGATATTTCATCAGAGTATAGAGGTCTTTGGTATAAACGTTTTATTTTAGGTGAATGGGTAATTGCTGACGGTGCTGTATACGACTTTTTTGATGAGTCTATTCATGTTATTCCATATGCAGAGTCACCAGCGGAATATTATATAGTTGGTATAGATTACGGAACAACCAATCCGTGTGTTTTTACTATGATAGGATATAACTCACAATCTTATCCAAATATGTGGGTAGAAAAAGAATATTACTTTGACTCTAAAAAAGAGTTAAGGCAAAAATCTGATTATGACTACGTTATCGATTATCAAAATTTTGTTCGTGGATATTATATAAAGAATACATATATTGATCCATCTGCTGCATCTTTAAAGCAAGAGATGTACAGAAATGGCATAAAAGGTCTATTAGATGCTGTTAACGATGTTGTGCCTGGAATTCGATATGTTGGGCAGCTAATGACAAATGGTACGCTTAAAATATGTAAATCATGTGATAATTTAATTAAAGAATTCTCTACTTATGTCTGGGATACTAAAGCATCAATGAGAGGAGAAGATAAGCCTATTAAGCAATCTGACCATTGTTTAGATTCTCTAAGGTACGCACTTTTTACTCACTTCTTTCGAAAAACAGGAAAAGGCATGACCCAAGATGATATTTCACGTCTAGAAAGAGAATACGACTGGAATTATTAATAATTCATTAAAATATAACAACTTGCTATTTTATATTGTATATCTAAAAATACATTATATAGATTAAATAAAATTTAATAAATATTTTAATTTGCAAAATAATAAGAAACTCTTTAGATATATAGAATTAAAACTTAATCCTAGATATAATCATTTTTCATATGAAGTATCTAAAAAAGGGTTTATGAAAGCAATCTATGTACTTATCAAATCCACTATCTCGTATCCTAGTCCTTTAGGTGTAAAGAAATCTTTTGTGACTCGAGAAGGTGGTGGGGTACTAAAGGGCAACTTCCCGAATATATATACATCTTTTGATGATTTAACGAAGAATGCCCATTTTACCCCTTTTACTTACCTGTCGGAGGATTTCCTTGGACTACTATAACTATGTTGATGATACAAAAGTAGAACCTCGTAATGCTGATGATATTCTTAAACATTATGATTCTGACTATGAGTCTGCTTGGAATGCTTGGAACCCTTTCTATCCACTAGCTAATATCGATCTTCGCATGTACTTAGGCAATCAATGGGATGAAGGTGAAAGACAAAAACTTTTTCAAGAAGGTAGAAATGCTTGGGTTTTTAATTTAATCCGTAAAAACATCAATATGGTAGATGGGTACCAACGCAGCCATAGACTAAGCTCCGTAATAGTTCCTCAACAAGAAAAAGACCAACAAGGAGCAGATGATTTATCTGATCTACTTCAGTATGTATTACAAAATGGTGATGGATACAAGGCTATATCTGATTCTTTTTCAGGAGCTATTAAAACTGGATGGAATCTTTGCACTGTTTATATGGACTATACTGCTGACCCTGTAAATGGTGATATCAAATTTGGACGTGAGCCTTACTCTGGATTCATTACAGACCCTTTCTTTACTAAACTAGACTTTAGTGACTGTGGATATGTCATAAGAAGAAAGTACTTGAGCCCATCACAAGCAGCCTCATTACTTCCTGGTATGGAAGATAAAGTTTGGGAAGTATATAGACAAGGTTGGTCACGTGATGATAAGTTTACATGGTTGCCATATCAGTCAGAGGCTGAAGGGCTTAATTACATTGCATATACTGAATATTACAAGCAAGAATGGGATACAGTTCCAATTTTAGTAGATCAAAATACTGGTGAACACATGGAATGGGATGGTGATAAAAAATCATTGAAATTCATGTTAGAGAATTATCCTCAACTTAAAAAAATCAATAAACAAAAGAAAAAAATTGTTTGCCATATTATTTTAAATGAAGTCTATTTTAAAACAGTGGAAAACCAGTTTGGTCTTGATGAGTTTCCATTTGTTCCATTTGTAGGTACATTTGAGCCAGAATGTGAAGAGTGGTCTATAAAACTACAATCATTAACTAGGTGTATGGTAGACCCACAAAGAGAAAGCAATAGACGCTTATCTCAAATGACTGACCTTGTTGAATCACAAATTAATTCTGGATGGATTGCTGATGAAAACTCAGTGATTAACCCACGAAGTCTTTACCAGACTGGTCAAGGTAAAGTAATTTGGAGAAATGAATCTGCCAAACCAGGAGCTATAGAAAGAATACAAGCTGCACAAATTCCACCATCCATGTTTCAGTTACAAGATCTTTATGCTAAGTCTATGAGCGAGATTCTTGGTGTTAATGACGCTGCTTTTGGTATACCAGATTCAGGTAATGAGTCGGGTATTATGATGATGCTTAGACAAGGTGCTGCTATTACTAATCTACAATGTGTATTTGATAACTTACGATATGCACAAAAACATTTAACCAAAAAAATTCTTAAACTATTGCAGACATGGACTCCGCAAAAGGTAGAAAAGATTTTAGGTAGAAAACCTACTGAACAGTTTTATTCTAAAGAATTTATTGAATATGACATTGCAATTACTGAAGGGCCATTAACAGATACACAGAAGCAGACATTCTTTAAACAACTTGTTGATATTTACACAGTTTCTGGTGGGGCAGGAGTTAGCCCTATTACTCCTAGGATGCTTGTACAGAATGCTCCTATACAGTCTAAATCTACAATACTTGCTCAAATTGATGAGAATGAGAAGATGCAGCAACAAGCACAACAACAAGCACAACAACAACAAATGCAGATGCTACAGAAACAAGTTGAGGCAGTGGATGCACAAGTACAGAATACTAAAGCATCAACAATTGAGAAACTTGCTGGAGCTACAGAAAGAAGAAGTAGAACACAAAGTGATCTAGCACTTGCTACAGAAAGAATTTCAGAATCTGAACAAAATCGCGCGCAAGCAGCACTTGATAGAGCAAAAACAATGGTAGAAATATCTAATCTTAGTGATGAAAGAATTTATAAAGTATGGGACTTTGTAAATATGTTAGAAAAACAAGAGATTATAGATAGAGAAGCAATAGCTGAAAAGGTATGGAATCAAGAACAAAATATTACTAATCAAGTTCAGCAAGAAGTGAGTGTTCCACAAGGAGCACCTAATCAAAACATGGGACAGCCACCAGTTTAAATATGGAGAAGAAAATGTATAAAAAACCAATGAAAGGAATGAAAGGCATGGGCAAAAAAAGCTCAATGCCTAGCAAAAAAAGTATGATGCTACTTAAGCCTAATAATAATTTTGCTACTTTCAGTTTAGAAGATAACCAACAGTCTGGAATGGTAAAATCTATCAATCCTAACTGTGCAAATACACCTTAGGAAATAAATGCAAGAAACAGGTGAAACACGCGATGCCATCTTAAGTGACAATAGCAAACTCATTGAAGATATAGTCAATGCTAATCAGCATGTGACAGAACTGTATTGGATTGTTGTTTGCGCAAAGCCTTCAAGAAGTCATGTAGACGGAAAACTTACCCTCATGCAACACATAAAACCTTATAGAACAAAACCACCTTCATTGGTAGGGCAAATTATTGCTGAAGTTGATAACTCAAAAGGTACCATTCAATGGGAAGTAAATCTCCCTGATGTGCCATTTGATTATGACGGATTACCAAAGGTACAACATATAAGCGGAGGAGAACTTGTCGTTGAGACAACTACTATTCCACATGCTTATATTACATAAAGTGCCGCCGACTTACGGGCGAGAGGAGAACAACGCGTGAGCGAAGAACTACACACATCGGGCGAAGAAGATTATCAGGTCGCCGCTGATCATGACCAAGAACCGGAAGCTATCATAGAAAATAAACCGCGTACCGTTCCCCTGGACGCATTACAAAGTGAAAGAGCAACTCGGCAACGTCTAGAAGAAGAAAATCGCTTGATGAAAGAAAATTTAGCGTTATTAAAAGCTGCACAAGATAGACAACCACCTCCAGCACCACCTAAAAATGATCTTGAGGAGATGAATGACGATGATATTTTAACAGTAAAAGAATTTAAAAATCTTTCTACTAAAATGTCAAACCAATTTAAG